CCTATTCATCGAAACGAATGCACCAGATGAGGTTGCTGATTGAGTTGCGGTCAACCACGGCCATTGGATTATATGACAATCCCAATTACCTACAAAGCCAGCAGGAGCGGAAACCGACACAGATTGTTTGATAAGTCGAACAACACTAGCGCCAGTTTGTACGTCCGGCCAACCTTTAAGGTTTTTAAGTTGATGATCATGAAAAGGATCAAGAGCGCATAGCATCCAATCCTTACCACATTCAGATATTTTTCCTTCATTGACGAAGCGTTGGAGAATTTTTTCTCCTCGTGTAACTTTACCACCCGAAGGGCCATTCATAGTTTTTAAAATTTTCATACTCATGCATTATTTAAAACTAATCGTTTTTCACAAGGAATATGTCATTTTTTCTTTCATATGAGGGCTAATAGAGATCCAAAAATGTAAAAAGATCCCGTCCCCCAAAAGGAGTCGTCTTTTGTTAAAAGACTTCCCCGAGATTTCCTCTGGACTCAAGTCCTAAGTACACTCTCTTGAAAGAATCTTCGACATTTATTCTGATTTCAACATCGTCTAAGATCTCGTCAAACTGCCATTGATATTCTTTATTCTCTTTATACCACCATTCTAGGAACCCCATCGCTTGTTTAAAAACAGGTGGATTCGGATAGCAGTTAAGAGTCAGATTAACAGCTCGACAAAATCTAATTATTTTGTCTTCATTTCCATACTTTCGTATGAAGGTTGAGCAAACTTTACCTAACCTAGGATGAGGAACGTACATATTGACGTCTTCATTATAAGCAGCGTAAGATCCCAAAAAGGAGTGTTCGGAACTAACACGTTCTCCTTTACCTTTTACAGTAATTAATTGAGCGCCTTTCTTTATAGTTAGGCCGAATTCTGCATAAACTTCTCTTTCGAAAATTTCATAATGCTCTTTCGAGTCAAAGAATTCGTGTAGCATCAAACCACCTAATTTGTCATCTCCATAGAGAGCCATATCAGCATTTTCAAAAACATAGGATAACTTAAGGTCTTTCCCTTGTTCATGCATTCTTTTAAAGAACAAATAAGTCATAACGATCATATGAGCGATCGAATTATCAGACGTAGTATTATTCTTACCAGAATTGTTGCCGGTTGGTCGTTGTATAACATAACCATTAGGTAATAAAGCAATTGGTGTGACGTTAGACTCCGTCACTGAGTCTATGAGTTCGGTGTACTCATCAAGATTTTCTATGTTAGCGTTTCTAATTCTGTAAACAGGTTCCAAACAAATCGTTCGGTCCCATCCGGATACATCACTTTCCACTATACAGTCAAATTTTTCCAGAGATTTCAACAAATTATTAAAACCACCGTACTGTTTAACCATTCCATATTTTATCCAATCGTCTTTCCACCTACCCAAAAGTGCATTATTTTGAGCACCATAAGCGTATTTCTCTCGGTAAATTCCATGAAAAGAACTACCAAAGATCCCTCGAACTTTATTTCTTACTTCTAAATCTTCTTTTGGAAGAAGTTCATCTTTGTCATTATAACAATCGATTGTTTTATAGTTTAGATCGTAAATTAACCTTTCAAATTCTTCGGGTTCATCTTGGAGAACGCTACTTTTGTTTCGGAAACCCATTTTATTCCACGGCAGACCAGGTGAGGTCGCCAAGTCATAGGTATGATCCTTAACATTATGAGATGGTTCAGATCTCATAAAAGCAAAGTACTTTGAAAGCACTTTTATGGTGTGTTCAAAGATCCAATTATCTGGTAATATCTTTTTAACATCGCATTTTTCTATCTGTGCCATAACGTTTGCCCATTT